GCCGCATACCCTCCGCCGAACCCAATGACGAAAGCCCCCATTTTTAGGTAGAGTCGGTATTGAGGCATGACTGGCACCGCCTCGATGAGAGAGGCAAAATAGAAGGCCAGAAGGAACCCCACGAGGTATGGGATGATGTCGCGCTCCTTGGCGACCTGGTGCAGTTCTGCTTTTTGGTCGGCAATGAGACCCTCGGATTTCACAAGCCTGTCGGCCAGGGACTGCGTTTCGGCCTCTTTAGCGGCCAATGCGACAGCCGTAGCAGCGACATGATCCGATGCGGTGCGCAATGCGTCCCCTACGCCGGACATATCTCCACTTGCGAGCCGGTTTTTGGCCGAGTCTATGGCCCCGGCGGTTTTTGAAAGCGGCACGGAAACCGCCGCGAGGGAAGGAATCAAGGGAGTTGGCTTTTTCATGCTTGAGCAGCCACAGCAGCCAGCGATGAAAAGAACCCAAAGCGCCCAGGATCTCATTTTTCATGCTCCCTCTTCTCCAGCCCTCGGATGCGATCCTCGTGATCCGTCAAGAGCCGGTCTTGGCGGTCATTCACCTTTGCCGCCTCAGTCATTTGCACGAGGACCTTTTCAATATTTTCGACGCGACCGGAGAGTTTTTCTGCCGCAATCGCGAACTCCGATCGCGACACAAATTGTCCCTGCAGGCCTATAATCAGGAGCACGCCGACCGGAGGCAGCCATTTGGCTCCAAACTCCAGAGTTTTTTGGAGATCCTGTGTCATTGTCTAAAAAGCGAAATAAGGATCAACCGATAGATTGCCGCTTGGACGAATGGTTGTATTGGTATCTGCGGCAACATTGGAGTGTGCGCTGGATACGAAAACATCCCGTGTATCAGCGGAAACAATGCAGTTTGTTGCACCAGTATTTAGCTGGGTGTCCCCCATGAGCTTCACAACCTTGTTGGTTGCAGTTGTGGAGTTGAAAGTGATGCAAGGATTGGTGCTATTGGCAATCAGCCTTCCACCCCTGAAAACATGGCTGTTGGTTGTCGCATCTCCGTTTGCAAACTTGAAAACAACAAGTTTGGTAGCAGGATTTCCACCACCAACTAGATTCTCAATTCGTAAGGACGTTGTCCCACCAACAATGCTTAAACCTTCCGTTCCAAAAATCTGCACAGTCCAGCATAGGGCAGTAAGTTGCATGGTGGAGTTGGCTTGCGTCATGTCCGACAACTTGCCGCAATAGGTGAACAAGACTTGGTAGAATACCTGACCGCTGGTTCCAGTTTCACTTACGACGGTGGAAGCAGGTGCGGTCACTACTCCTCGGCTGTTAATGACAAGGATGCCTGATGCAGCGGCAAATACCGTTCCTGCGCCAGCCAGATTGGTGATTGAAGCAAACTCTATGGCAACCTGTTGGAGAGTCGTGTTGCCGCCGCTTTGCGACCATAGACCACCCGTCCCAGACAAGGTGAATATTCCATACCCACCGATTGCTTTTGGTTCATTGGCAGTAAGGCTAAAGGCAACGACATTTGCGGCGACAGTTACAGTTGTGCCTTGCTCGAAATACAGATTTCCCTCCCCATTGAGGCTGATCGTGCCGGATATCTGATGATTCCCTGCCCGGACATAGATCAGATCACCGATTGCTGAAGCGGTCACGGCGGCAGCGATGGTAGCAAACGGAATGTTGATGCTGTATTGGCTCAACCCCGTCCGCGTGTCGGTGCCCACGCCGGAATCGACATATATTGTTTTCCCAGTCTGGTGGGTATGGATGCTGCTTGCCTTGCCATCGAGGGCGGTTTGAAGACCGGTGACATCGGCAATAACGTGTTGATGAGAAGTATTCGCCTTGCCAGCGAGCGCCGAGGCGGTGGCGGTGGAGACCGGCTTGTTTGCATCACTCGTGTTGTCCGCGTTTCCCAGTCGCGCCACGATGGCTTGCAGGGTTCGCAAGGGCGTCATCCACCTGTTATTCACGGTTCCCGCAACGGCTTCCTGCTCGGTGGATTTCAGGTCGATAGTCTCGACAGGTGGAGGCGTATCACCGCCGATCAGCGTTTCGTTGATGATTACGGGGATGGAATTGGAGGAGTAGCGATACGACCCAACCACCCATTCGATTTCCATGAGAGCACTGATGGAGTTCGCGGTGGCGAGGGCGGTTGCCAGCTCTTGGGTGTTGAGGTTGAGGTCAAAGACATACACGGCCTGCGTGCCGATGCCGGTTTTCACCCAGGAATTGGACAGCGCCAGGAATGCACCGTCCGGCGTGGACTTGATCGCCAGTTGCCCTACCGCGGAGGCCGGAAGCTCCGTCACCTTTCCATCAGCCAAAAACGACACCTCGATCGGGAGCGCATCACCGCGACGGAAGGAAATTTCCGAGGATCCAACCCTCGACAGGGATTCCGTGGAAAGAAAGAGTTGCATACCCCCATTACCGGGGCGTCAACTACCCATCTTCTCTTCTGAGAAAAAGATGTGGTTATACCTACGAGGGAGTGACTGGACCCCACTTTTCAATGGGGCATTTCTTGGTTGCCATTCGCAATTGGCCCCATGTGGAGCAGCCGCAGTTCTGGCACCTTCCAGTTCCCCCATAGCCAGACTGATCCCAAAACTCGCAGCCTTTGCAGATTGCAAGACGTTCGGCCAGTGTCTCCTCGTCGGTCACTTGGAAGCCTCCCTTGGCCCAGCCGACCATGCTCCCGGCAAAGGAGGCCGCCATCTGGGGGAGTGATGGGTGCTGGGGGGTGGAAGTCAGCAGAGCCTTCTGAGCGGCTGCAAAATCCCGCGTGTTTTCGCCCTTCTCCACACAACGATTGCAAACCCCGTTACTTGGATAGCCCCCATACATACCAAGCCCACAGGCATTGGAATTGTCAGAGATTGGGGTTGCGTATCTACAACTCACGAGAGGGTAATAGTTCCAGAAATGGGGCCTTGGGGGCTCGTTCCAAATATAGCTGTCGTGAATGGAAGCGAAATTGGCAAAGATGTGATTTTCGTAGAGCAGGGAAACCTTTGAAGAGGCCCAGGCACAGGCATAAGCGAACCAGCGCTAATGGTTAATTCACAGATTTCATTTACATGAACGGAATCATCAGGGATGCCGGATACTCTTAGACCAAGACTCAGACTTGTAACATCTTGAGTTCCATAATTAGTTGCACCGCAATCGCCAAGAGTCATTGTCCCCTGCTTACTTAACCCGCCAGCAATAGACCAAGAAAAAGCAATTGCAGTTGCATTATCTCCTAATCCAAGGGCTTGCTTGAGAGTTCCGCAACCTCCGCATGGCATTTGGTCGCATAATTGAGGGAGATTGATGTTGGTGCTAGCGAAATTCGAACCCCCACCATGTGGTGCGTAAATACTTGCGTTAAAGGGCAACGAGGAGCCACCGGTGAATGGCACAACCTTCTGCCAATCGATCGTATCGCCATTCCTTGCAAGGACAGGTCCCTTCTTTCCAGGGACAGACACCCAATAGGTAACATCCGGGCAACCTTGAACCTTGACTGTTCCCACAATAAGGGAAGAGGCACTACCGCTGGCGGCCGTGGAGTTAGGCATGCAAGAATCGAAAGGTTGACCATTGATTTGAAGTGATGGAGCGCCGCAGGAGGGGACGCCGCCGCTACCCCCACCACCACCACCACCACCACCGCCGCCTCCACCTCCGGTTCCACCGCCACCGCCGAACCCACCGCCGCCATTGCTTCCGCCCCCATTGCCACTGCCGCCATCGTCCACGATCTCACCTCCATTGCCGCCCCCGCCACCAGTTCCGCCACCCCCAACGCCAGTTCCGTTGCCGCCGAGGGAGCCCCCACTGCCGCCGCTAGGCGCACCGACGGTAACAGAAGTTGAGCTGACCCCATCCGTTGCTGTTATCGAAACATCGGCCGTGGGTGATGAGTCATCGATGCTGAAAACGAAGCTTCCATCCGGCGAGGCAGTTTGTGTGAAGGTAGCCCCACCAACTGTCAGAGTAATACTTGCTCCAGGGTTGGCGAAGCCCTCAACATTGATTTTGCCATAGAGGCGCTCAACAGAAGTGATGCTTATTGCTGAGTTGGGAGTAGCGATAGGATAGCCAATGACTCCCAAGGTGGAAGTGGTGCCATTTGAGGTAATAGTGACCACAATGTTGACTCCTTCGGGAACCAGCACATCCAGACCCCATTTTCCGACTGCATCGGTGTAAACTGAGTAAGATTTGTCCCCCACGTTGATCACAATCCTCGAATTGGGATTCTCTTCACCGGACAAGTGAGTGAGTCTCATCCCCGTTGGCACACTTTCAGGAATAGGAGCGCTGATGTAGATTTCGTTGATTACAGGATTCAGATTAGCGTACATCCCCATGCCGCAGACAATGGTGCCCGTGGCGGGAGTTGAGGGTGTGCCCGAGACCGTGACCGTGAATGAGGTCGTCGAGGGGACAGTCCTCACGACGAAGTTTCCGTTATACTCAGACTGAGAGGCCCCCTGGAGATTGACGATCCGACCGACGCTCCCGCCATGAGGAGTGGATGTCGTGATCGTGGCCGTCGTTCCCGAGCGAGTGATCGAGCTCACGGCAACATCAGCGAGGAAGGGGACGGGCGGCTTTTCCTCTACTGTAAGCCGCCATTCCCCAATAACGGGCTTTCCTGATGCGTTAAAGATTGAGGCTTCCCATTGGCCGGAATTCAACGCGGGGAACAGGATCGAAGAAAGAATCCCTGCGTTATCATTACCAGGTGGAGGCGTATAGCTTACTGAGGCCCACCCATTTGAGTTGGATCCAAATTCCTGGAGGTCTTCAACATATCCACCAACTTTTATCCGCCCACCTTGGATTATGGCATAATCAACAATTTTACGGCTGGAGGGACTTCCCACGCTTGGGATCACAAGACTTGCCGCATCGGTTTTCCCATTGAAAGTGGCCTTGATGAGGAGGTTTCCGGTAGGGACCGCTTCGAGCGCCTGCCATGCACCATTGGCATCAGCCACAATGCTCATTGTACGACTACCCAGGGAAAGTTGGATCGCTGCATTGGGGTTGGTTGATCCCTGGATCAGGATCCTCCCGTCAGACTGCAGGCTGATGGATTTTATTGTGATAAATGACTCAATTCCCCTCCATTGGAATGTTGGCGCGGTTGTTGAGGGAGTGAATAGAACCCAATCGTTCGCCAGGAACTCGATCTGATTAAAATCCGTGCTTTTGACCACGCGAGTTGTTGACGCCCCCTCAGTCATCCAAAAGACCCCTCCGATGCACTTGATCCACGCATCAGTCCCTGTACCATCCTTGCCCAGAAACCCCCATGCCCAGCGCTTTGCTCGTTGAGAGGAATCCCCTCGAAGCAAGGGCTCGATCTGAGGCCATGAATATGTTTTTAGGTTCGTCACCGCAAAAACAGTCCGCATTTCGGCCGCAGCCGCATATTGTCCATTTCCCGATTGGTTGGCAGCCAGGGTCACCACCCCCTCCCCCGTGAGAGTGACGATATTGCCAGAGATTGTCGCAGGCCCACTCTTGACCGAGAGGGTGACAGGCAGACCCGAGGAGGCCGTGGGGGCAGTCACCGAGAAGGGTGATTCCGCGAGAGGCCTCGAGGAGATCGTGGAAAAAGCCGATATCGTCTGGGAGGCTGCCATAACCTTAGATGAGATCCCTGGTTATGCGGAACGGGAAGGTCCGCGAGGTGAGCCTCACATAGTCCGGCCCGACCGTGTTCCTGGCATTCCGCTCGATCCATTCGATCTCTGCAATACCCGTGAAAAAGGTTCCTGCATCCTGTTCATAATCAGCAAGGATGCCAGCCAGCACCGGCCCCGTGACGGGAATGTAGAGCAGAAAGAATGTCGTTCCGGTGATTCCGGTGGATACCTTTCTCCAGGATTGGGAGTTGAGAATGAGAGGGTCGCCATCCCGTTCCTTGAGCCCGAACTTGAGTGAATTGAAGTCCAGATTGAGAACGGAACTTCCCTCTTTGAAGGAAACCCTCAACACAAGGTCATCGCCGTACTTGGCGGAAAAGTCGGGCGGCCAACCGCTGACAATCCGCGTATCAATATCCACATCGATGTTGAGTTGGAATTTTGAGTGATCCCCATCCGAGTAATAACACGCCAAGGTGAACTCCTTGGGATCGCTCCAACCATCGGAATTTTTGGCCCGAAGTGTGAAATTGAAAACCCCTGGAATTGTCGGAGGGCCGCTGATAACCCCCGTTGCGGGAGAAAATGTCATTCCCGCCGGAGCGACGGGGGAGATTGACCACTCTGTAGGGTTGCCTGTGGCGGCGGCGTTAAATGAGAAATCCTGCCATTGAGCAACAGACAGGACGCTCTGCGTGGAGGAAATGACAGGAACAGGCATACCCATCCCCTCCGCCGTCAACGATTACGCAGGATCCTTGATGAGATATCCGACATACCCCTGGGTGTCGGTATCATCTTCGATGTCGAACTGGCCGATTCTGATCCGCAGGATGAAATCTTCGGTATCCACCGGGTATGTCCCCGGGATCAGCGCCAGGCTCTTGGAATAAAGGTAGCGTTGGCCCTCCATGCCGGAAGGAGTTTTGACGAACTGGATTCCGAGAGTATGGCTGGAAGTCACATCGGTCAGCACGACTTCCTGCTCAACGGCAGGCGGCAGGAATTCATACCCGGCGATGTTACTGCCCACAGGAGCGGGGGAGGTGGTGTTGCGCCTCACCCCGAACTCAAAGAGAACAGAATAAACCGCCGCCGTGGCCGCACCGATGGCGCGGAATGTGAAGGTCTTGCTCAGCGTGAAGGGCGAGCCGATGGCCAGGGACTGAGGAGTGAAGGAGACCGAATAGGCCGTCCTTTCAAAGGCGGCAGGGTAAAATGAGTTGGTTTTCTTGGAATGGATCCACCCTGCGACGGAGGCCGAGGCGGGTAGAGTGGTAGTTCCTGGGCCGCGCAGGCGAAACGTATTGCCCCCCGAATAGGAGATGGCGTAGTCAGTCCCGTTGGAGAACCCGCTTGGCGATGAAAACCCCTGAGGGGTGACCACAAGCCCGTCTTGAAGAAGAGGAGATCCCATGGCCGTGGTGAAGACCCCATTGGCCACCGAAAGAATCTGGCGGGTGATCGACCGCTTATTGACGACCTTGTAGTAGAGCGTGCCGTTTGAGGCGACATGATCCCCTTGATTCAGCGCCCTTGATGGGTAGTTGCCACCCGCCGGAATGGAGATTGGAGTGGTCAGATTATTGAGGAAAACCTGGCCCTTCGTGGAGGCAGGGCTGGGGAAAGCCCCGTTGATCAGCACCCCGCTCAGGTTGGTGACGGTGGCCGTATGGATCGCCCCAAGCAGGCCGAGGGCCGGTTGCGGAAGCTGGTCAATTTTATCGAGCGTGGAGATAAGCATGGCGTCAGCGGGTGATGGTGATTTGGGAGGCCGGCATCCAGAGCGATACCTTACCGGAAGGAGTTTCCGATGAGTCGTCGATGTCGAATGCGGTCAGCCTTACCGCGAGGGTGAAATCCCCTTGAGGAACCGGATCCCCCTCGACCGAGGCCCCGTAGATGGTGGCGGAGGATTTGGATCCGTTGCGCTTCATGGTGATGGTGAACTGGCGCTTTTCGGAAGCCATGGAGAAGGAGAGCGGCGTCTCCAGGATAACCGCAGGAGAAGCGGCGGCCCCCACGCCAGGATTCTGGGAGGCGAGCGGAATCGCCAGGAATTGAAGGATATATTCGCATCCGTAGGAGACCCCAAGCGCGTCAAATCCTGAAGTGATCAGGGAGGTGTTGGTTTCAAGGGAGGCAGAGAGGGTGGATCCGGTTGGGAAGGAGCTTTCAGAAATCAGCGTCCGGTAAAGCTCCCGATCCATATCGGTCGCATACCATCCTCCCGTTTTCCATTGATTGGCCCGATAGTAGATCGCACCATCGGAAGCGAAGACCCCATTGACGGGAACGGTTGCCGTTTTGCGGCCTGGTGCAGGAGGAAGCGTGAGTGGGGTGGTGGCCCTGTAGACCCCCGCTGCAGTCGGCAGGGATGCGGTATTGACGGGAGTTCCCTGCATGGCGCGCGGGAGACGAGGCGGCTTCGACCCCGCACGGGTGATGGGCCATATCTGTGGCGCTGCAGTGGTTCCGATAAAGGGAATGGAGAGCGTGGTAAGCACGGTGGAGTCTTGTTTTGCGGCCACAGTGGCGGTCTTGAGGGCCTGATCCTTGGCGGCGGTGGCGGCATCGATGGCGGCTTGCTTGGCAGCCTCGATCTGAGCGTTGATTTTTGCCAATTCGGCGGCGGCCTTCTGGTTCTGCTCTTGCAGATCGGTTCCAGGGATGACGACCGGAGGCGGGGTGGCCCCACCGGAGGCCGGAGTTGCCGAGACAATCTGGGAGGCGATGGAGACGGTTGTGTTTTCCAGCGAGAGATCGGGAAGGAGTTCGCCAAAGGGTGGCAGGACGTTTTTCTGATCCGGCATGTTGGTGGAGACACTCACGATGGTAGTGGACTTCGGGATCAGCGACTCGATGTAGGCAAGGCGCTCGCTGATCCTTGTGAGGGTGTCATCCAAGGTCACGATCTGCTGGATCGTGTGCGTATGAGTCTCAAAGGCGCTTTTGGGTCCCGCCGCGAGGATCGTGACGACAAGCGAATTGGGCAAGGGAGGCGTGGTGAACTCCAATTCGACCGAGCCCGAGTCGAGGATTGTCACCTCGTAGGAAGAGGGAGAAAGCAGCTTGCCCCCTGCGCGATTCTGCCTGACGGAGACCGCCGCCAGATCATCCGAGTTCAGGTGATGAGGGATGGCGAACGTAGTGGCCGCGCCGTCGCCGATGACAGCGGTGTAATTCTGCTGGCCCGTGATGACCTGATCGGCGGTGAAGGGAATGTAATCCCTACCCGAGGGCGGCCTTAGCCAGTCGATCATCCCCGTGGTGGAGAACTCGCTAAAGATCAGGGGCCGCGTGACGGTGACGGTATCGCTCCAGAGCTTCCTACGCACCCTGGGTGGAAGCGGCTGACCTTGAATCGGCCTGGAGGTGTAGAAATCGGCCTCCGCCTCGAATTGGAGCTGCAGACTCTGTGTGTCGGCCAGCGCGCTTCGGAGCTCCGGAGTGTCGAGATTGAGATTGAACCCCCAATCCCCGGGAGGCGCCGAATAGACATTGACCCCTAGGGCGGGAACATCGAATCCGGACAGGGAACCCATGAATTCGATATGGAGGACAAAGGAGGTCGGGTTGGTGACCGAGACTCTGGCTACCTTGCCAAACGCATCCTTTTCACCGGCCAGAATGGTGTTCAGGGCCAACTCCACCTGAGCGGCCCCATCGGTGATGTCGAGGAGGTCTGTGCGAGCCAATCCCCTTTGAAGTTGGAACGTGCCGCGAAAGGTTGGAGGGATGTAGAGCTTTTGGATGGTGTTCCAAACAACAGTTCCCCCTGCATCGGCTCCTCCGTGTTGAATGACGGTCGAGGAAGGGGAATCGGGGAGGGATTGGTAGGGCAGGTCGGTGAAGGCAAGCGGAGCGATTCTGAACACCATCCTATAAACCCATGACGAGTCGATGAGGGAGCCTTCAAAGGCCACAAAGCAGAATGGATACAGAGTATTGGACGCGGCGGAGAGCGTGACGGCCCCGCCGGATTGCTTGCGGATCAGGAAGGATTTGCCGACAGACTCCACGATAAACGGATCGCTGGGGGAAAGAGGATCCAAGGCCGCCTTGATTTCGCGTGCGCCGCAGGCGTAATCCAGAAAGGCACTGGATTGGTTTCCCACCCTGATCTTGAAGCGTCCGGAGGAGGGATATTGCTGTTTGTATCCCAGGGCCACCCTGAGGGATGCCACAAGCTGGTCCTTTTCAAGGAATCCGAGGGCCGCGTCGCTTTCCAGGAATCTCAGGGCATAGGCCACGTTCCCTCCGGCCACGAAGGAGGGCCATGTCATTGAGGTTCCGCCTGCGGTGGCCGCAGCCTTCCCGTTCATCAAATCGCAGTAAATAACCGATGGGGATGGCATGACCTATTCGGTCGGCGTCAACTACCACCCCATCGGCGGCAAATCATCGGTGGGAGGATCATCATTTTTGACGAATTGCCTGAAGTATTGGATTGGTGGAGCCACAACCGTGTAGGGGAACAGCGGTTCAAGCAATGGGACGGCGGCGGTCGCCACCTCCTCCGCAATACGGGCCCGCGCTCGGGCGGCTTTGTTCGCCCCGTATTGGTCTGCGGTGCTCATGCTGTCCAGAAGTCCCCTCTCCCGTCGGTGTCGTTCCAGAGCGCGGAGAGGATCCGGTCCTGCTCTGCCTCGATGGCCCCGACGGTGGCGGCCCCCGCAAAAGTGTAGCGCCCTACAAACCATGCCGTGAAGAGATCGAGACCAGGATTGGTGATGTTTCGTGGCACGAGATTCTTTTGCTTGTAGCAGAGGTTGTAAAAGAGGTTGTGCTTGATGAACGGCGTCCACTTGGGGATGCCATCCTCCTCTTCAGTAAATGACTTCCCCCCTGTGACCGGCGAGAGCCAGTAGATGGTGGCGACAGGGATTCGATCCTCCCCAATGTCCCCAAAAGCCCCCGCCAAGCGATCCTCAAAGGTGGAGGGTGGAGGATCCTCCGGCAGGCGAGGCCCGAATAATAGCCGGGCGCGGCTGCCCTTGGAGGCCAGGTTGGTCGTGTCGTACCCCACGCTGTAATCGACAAGCTGGCCCGTGACCAAGTTGGCCGGAAGGTCGACGCTGAGCTTGGTGGTGGCGCGCGCCATGGCGAGCCAGATGTCGCATTTGACAATATTCGGCCCCTCTTCGGCATTCATGTCATCCAGATTGATCTGGAATGAGTCGAAGTTGTTCACATTGACGTCGGGGGTGGATTTGGGCTTTTTGAGCCCCATGGCGTAGAAAAACGGGGGGATGACTTCAGATTTCACAGCTCCATCCTGCGTCACATAAGGCGCGCGCGGATCGCGCACATCACCATCCTCGATTTTGATCTCGGGTTGTTCAAGCAGGCCGATTTCAGCTCCCTCGATCAGGCCCCCTATTCGGCTGTATCGAGGATTGATGGCCTGGGCGGTTCCCTGCTTGGCGGCCTTGCGGGCGGCCTCCTCGGCGCGAGGAACCCTGGGATCAATGCCATTGACGAACCCCGGCGCGACCGAGAAATGCCATGCCCCGTCCCTGAATGAAACCCCTGTCTCCCAAGCATGGCCCGTGGTGGCCGACGGCGTCTTTACAGGCGGCTTTTTCAGCGTTTCTTTATCCCGTCGGAAGATGAGGATAATCATGAGGCAAAGATGAGGCTGCGGGGTTTGCCAAACTGCTTGATGGAGATATGAAGGAGGTCGTGGTAGGCAACCTGGTGGAGGCCATATTGTTTGTGCCAGATGGCAATCGGGTGAAAGTGCGTGTTGGCGGGTGAAAGGATGTTCCCCTGCAAACTGATGGTCAGGTTGTTTTCAGCGTTCTCCTGCTTGGTGGCCACCATTGATCCGTCGGGCTTCAAGTTGATGCTGACCCCGATATAAGCGCGATCGTAGGCATCGAAGGAGATGGGATATTCGAAGATCGCCCCCTCATCGGAGATCTTTTTGTCGGCGATCATCGGCTCGATCCCGTTCACGAACCCGCGCCCGACCCTTACCTTCAAGACATTCCGATCGAGGTATCCTTCCACATAAAAGGCCCCCCGAAAGGACCGGCGCGGAGTGCGCATGGAGTCCGGCCGGACAAGCGGAACCGACTTCTTTTTTTTGACGGCTAGGACGATCATGCCTTGGATTTGGGGGAATAGATGAAGGTATTCCAGCCGTTGGGAGCAAAATCCCACGACTCGGTAATCTCGTGATCAGCGCCATGCATGGAAACGGTATCCGCCGTCTTGAGCCAATACCGGTACTCGGCGGCCCCCGATCCACCCGTGCCACTCGGAAGCTGCAATGGCGCGGAGGAAGGAGGATCCTCCACATTGCCCAATCCGGCACCCAGCGACAGGTAGGCCCCCTGCACTACCTTCGTCCTGGTAAGGGTGCACGTCGGGCTTAAAAACTCCTGCACGCCATACATGGGATTGACTCCGTAGATGGTGTTTCCGGACTTATCCGTGCCGCTCCTGCTGCTTGTTCCGGTCGGATCGTATTCCGGCCAGATCCATTCGCCATCCTGAAGCCGCCCCTTGTAGGTATTTTTGAGATAGCTCATTTTTTTATGCATCGAGATCGGCTGCAGATTGAGCGTGACCGACATACCCCATGTTTCTTGGGCGGCCTCGCCGCGATCATCACCGCCGCCGGAGATGATGGAAGATCCGCTCTCATAGGTGTCATAGCGGACTGACGCCCCCTCCCCCTCATCCTGCAATTCACTCCTCACCAACACCCATCCGAATTGAGAAACGTCGGGCAACTTCACTTCGTTTTCGTTGAATAGCCCCTGGAATCCATCCCTGACCACCGTGCATGACCATTTCCCAGGCTCGTAGGAGACGGAGTGGAGGCGCCCTAGCGGAAGGGATCCAATCTGTGTTGGTTGAATACTCATGTGTAGATATCGCGGTTCCATCCCCCTGGGCCGGAGAGTAGGTATTTTACTGTGTAGGTGTAGGCATAGCCCCGCTGTTGCATGGAGCAACCGGCATAGAGCCAGTTCCTTCCATCCCCCTTTGGCGCAGGGGGCAATCTTCCGATGACGGAGGAGGTGGCGATCTTGCCGACGCCTGGCAAATTCAGGTTCAAACCTCGATAATTTGTTGTTTTGGAGGCGCTGAAGGTACCCCCCACTTCCAGATAGCTGTCGACATTGGCAAAGGGATTGGCGTTGGTGATGGCATTGCCGTCCAGGTCGGTCCCGTTAATGCCTCCCTTTTCCAAGGTCTCCTTCCACAAGACCTTCCCATCCTTAACCCGACCGGGTTTGGCATAGAGGCTGAGCATCTCGCCGATTTTCGGATGGGAAACGATGGGCTCCTGAGAGAGGGATCCAGCCAGCTCATACGTCTCACCTTGGGGGCCGCCGATAGGCTCCTCGCTTCCAAAGGAAGGGGCGCTCGGAATGGTCTTAAATGTGTAATCCACCTGATAGAGGCCGTCGCGGTATGTTGCCATGATCCCCGAGAGGCCGGTGGCATAGACGGGCCAGGGAATATCTCGGGCGATTGCTGGGAACTGATTTTCTTTGGCTAGGTAGATCCTTGTGATCACGGTTTCCCGAATAAGCCGCTTTCTTGAATCGCCGCTCACATACTGCTTGAGGTATCCCCCTTGGGCTGGGTTGAACGTTTCCATGCTAGTCGTTTCCTGAAAGCCTCACTGCCAGATTGTAGGAATCGTTCATGCGCCTCTCCATCTTCTCCAGGAGATCCGCTTGCTTCCGGTTGAGTTCCTCCAGTCTCTTGTTCTTTTCCTGATCCGTGTTCACCATTCCGGCAAATCCAGCCGATCCACCGATTCTGGCCATGGAACTCGAGGGCACATTCCCCTGCTCTTCGATGTCCTTGGTGATGCGTGCGCGCTGAACCTCGATGTCGGCGATCTTGTTTGCCGTGTCAGTATCAGTAATCCCTGCCGCACCCAGTTCAGCCACACGGGCTTCCTTGGCCTTCTTGTCCTCCAGGGCATCGGCCTCCTTCTTGGCCGCCTCCCGCTGTGATCCCGGCCCATAATTTTGGGTGGCCCTCAGTGATTGGATTTTCATGTCATCACGGGTCTCGGCCAATAGGGCGGCCTGCTGGGAATTCCTATCAGCGAGAGCGTTTTTTGCCGCCGTCACATCCCCCTCGACATCACGGGTGCGCCGATTGCCAACCCCAGCGGCGGCGGCGGCCTCGCTCGCGGCATCCAATGCCTTCTTATTTGCCTCGCTGGGATTCGCCTTGAAGGCGGCCTCGGCGGCATCGCGGGCTTGGGATGCTTTGAGGGCCTTCTCTTGGGCGGCAAGCTCCTTCTCTGAAGCCTCCATCTTGATTTTTGACTCGGTTTTCCCCTGGAACTCCGACCCATCCATCTTGCTTTTGGCCTGAGCGACCCGCAGTTGGGAGATTTGTTGCTCGATATTGAGCCTCCTCATGGCGGCATCGTACTCGGCCTTGGCACCGGCCTCAGCCACCTTGGCGGCTTGGAGCTTGGTGGCCACGATTTGTTTCTGGATGTCGAGTTGGGCTTGGATCTCGGCGGTGCTTCGCCCATTGACCCCCGCCTCGGCGGCCTGAGTGCGTGCGGCCTCGAGTTCCTGGCGCTTCTGCTCTTCCTGCGGAGTGCCACGGGCGGCCGAGTATTCGTTCTCTTTGGCGGCTACATTTTGCGATGCCGCCAAGGCGCGCATGTCGTTGGCGCGCTGTTGGTCGCTCTCCGCGCGGATCTTGTATTCCTCGTTGGCACCGGTGTCCGAGAGACCGGCGAGATTGGATTCCAGATTGGCGCGCTCGCGCGAGGCCGCGATGGAACGCCGTTGGGCGGCCACCGCTTCTTTTGCGGCCTGATCCTTGATCCGAGCAGCCTCCTTCTCTGCGGTGGACTTATTGGGATCCTCCTTCTTGAGCGCGGCGTCGCGCTGGATTTCCAGTTCTTGAATAGCCTCACCAGAGAGGTCAAGGCCCCCGGATCGGGCGGCGACATTCTGTTTCCGCGCCTCGATGTCAGCCGCCTTCTTTCGAGCCTCCGCGACGGCCGCGTTGGCCGCATCCAGTTTTTCTTTCCCCTCTCCATAAGTGACCCCGCTTGCAGAATACTTGCCAATGACCTCATTTTTTTCTTTGACCCGATCCTGAAGCTCCTTTTGCGCGGCGGCTCCTTCACTTTTGACATCGCCCTGCTCCATGACAAGGGCCTTGCGGTAGTCGATCTGCTGTTGGAGGCCGCCGCTCTCCGTGGTGGTCGCAAGGCTGGCGAGCTCGGTCAAGGCCGCGTCTTTTGCTGTCGCCCCATCGGCAGTAGCGACCTTGCCGCGCGCATCGTTGATTCGTTGGCGCTCTTCAAAGGAGGCCTTGGATGCGATCTGATTGGCATCATCTTTTTTCGTGGCGCGGCTCAGTTCCTCGGAGGCCATCCGAGCGGCAGACTCGGGGTCGGCCGAGGCCTGCAGTCGGTCAAAAGCCGAGTTGCGGATATCCTCCATCAGGTCATTGCGCTGGAATCGTTTCTGGAGATCCTCCCTGGAGAGCCCGAGCCTCGTCATCGATCCGATTTCAGAACGGGCATTCTTTTTCCTCAGGAGATCGTTTTCAGCCAACCCCACCTCACCCTCGGCTAAGATTTTCCGCTGATTGGCGAAGACGCCAAAAAAGTCCAATGTCTTGGCCCTGTTCCAGCCCGTATCATTCCGCTCTTCCTCCGCCCGGGCCTTTTTGGCATTACTGACCCGCTCCTCAGCCGAGGCCACTTCGGCATTAGCCTCCTCCATGGCGGCCTGCCGATCCTCGACGGTGCCTGCCCTGACCTTGGGGAGCTTGGCTTCCAGCTTGGAGGAACTGGCATTTCCCGCATCGGCCAATTCTTTGTTTTTCTGAATGAGGACATCGAGGTCCTGGGCCGTCTTCAAGGCGCGGCTTCCAAACAGGATCAGCGCCGAGATAATGGCCGTGACGGCTGCCAGGGTGCCAGCGCCCAGCCCAATATATGCCCGCGATGCCGCGTTGAGGGCATTCATCCCACCGGCCGCCGTGAACGCCGCCGCCCCCATCCGCACGAGAGTTGCGGCTAGGGCTACCAAGGCCCCTGTCGTTGTCAAAACGGTGGCTGCTGCAACGGCAAAAACTGTTTGAAAAATACCCCCAAGGACAGAAATCGCATTCCCGCTCGAAAGCAAGTTGGCGACCCCCTCTTTGATCTTATTGAATGCCTCCGAGAGAGCCGCAAAGTTGGCGGTCGAGGCCTTGTCGATGCTCCCCCTGAGCTTTTCAAAGGCAATCTGCGCGCGGGTAGCGGCCTTCTCCCCCTCTAGGAACATGCCTCCGATCTCCAGGGAATTCGCCGATTGGAGAGCGGCAAGCTTGGCCTGGAGTCCCCCAAGCGTCCCTTCGAGGGCCTTGGAGGCACCCACCGAGTTGCTCAAGTCGGAGGAGATGAGGGCCATTTTTTCGGAAAAAGAGCCGCCGGTGGCCGTTAAGGTGGCGATCTTTTGGGCCGTTTCGGCGGAAATCGCCCCCAACTCAGCCATTTGTGCGGCGGCCTCAGCGCCTCCACCACCCTTCAGGGAGGTGATGAGCTTGGCGTAAGCCGTCGCCATGGTGTCGATGGGAGTTCCGGCGGCGGCGGCCATGTCCGCGACCTTGCGGAGATTGGCCGACGTATTGAGTGCGGCACCCCCGACGACTTGAAGGTTTTTGGCGGCGATGCCAAGCGCGGGTAGGTCGAATGGGCCACTCGCGGCGATCTTGGCAAGCTCGGCCACCTTGACACTGGCCTGAGCGGCCGACATCCCCAGCCCCTCGAACTGCTTACGAAGGGCTTCCGCACCGGCTGAGGCGGTGATGGCCTCCTTGAGCTTTTGGGCATTGAGGGCGCTTTGCGCGATGGAGGAGCTGATTTTTTGGGCGGCGATCCCCAGGACGGCCATGGGTCCGACCACATCACCCACCAACCCCTTGAACGTTGTCCACGCGGCGGACGGGGGATTGATATTTCTCTGCTGGGCCATACTGATACCCCAAAGCGTCAACCCTTCGAGGTGCGATCCACGACCTGCTGCCAATACTTCACGGCGGCCAACGGCATCGAGAGGCGAGAGGGGACCTCGGGCTGATCCCGTTCGATTTCCTTGGCGATCTCGGCGATCTTCTGCTGGCGGGTGAGCAGATGCGCCTGGAAGTGTTCCTCATCCATCGGCGTCCAGATGTCGATCTTGCCGCCATCCAGCTTGGCAAAGGCGATATTCATCCAGGCGAGTTCCCCGATCGGCATATTCCAGGCCTCGAGGGGCGGACGGCCGGTCGCCTTGCAGTAATAGGCCACCTGGGAGAGGGTATCATCCAGTTGCGTGTCTTGGTTCTCCTGGAGGAATGCCTGATAGGCTGCCTCGCGCGCGCCTTGAAGGTGGGAGGGATTTCCGGTGATCCGGTGAAGTTCCTCGTAAGCCTCGGAGAGCTTTTTCATGGAGGATCCCTTTCCTCCCCAGAGCTTGGGAGGTGCCGAAAAATCCTCGAGGTAGGCGTAGAAGGCCTTTAATTCCTTGCTGGGATTCCGGTGCCAATGGCGGAGATGCCAGAGGGAGTTGTGAAGGTTCCCCCTGCCCGGATTGGGAGCGACATGAGGATACTCGGTCGAGCAGATTCTTGCCGCCAGATAGAGATCCCACTTTTGAGCGCCGCCGAGGAGAACCTTGGAATCAATCCATTCGAGCTGAAGCCGATGCCAGTTGGAAAAGGGCTTGAGGCTTATACCAAAGACAGAATGAGGATTTGCGGAGTGCAGGAAGCTCTCCGCAAAGCGCTCGTCGAAGATGTAGTGGTGATCCGACAAGGATTAGATACCCTTGCCGGTGACCGTCACCTTGGCGAAGTCTTGGTTGGAGGCCTCAAGCGTTGAGGACATGATCCGCTGGGATCCATCCACACCGGTGATGGCCCCGCCGAGAGCAGGCGCGGCAATGGTGGCGGTATAACCGCTCACCTGTGAGGAGTAAGTGCCCTTGGACATGAAGACGGCCTTGACGTCACCATCACAGTTCTTGGCACGGGCAATATTGCCATATTCCTCAGTATCGGTGAAATTGGTGACATTGGTGATTCCAGCGACCGTCACGCCGCAGGCTCCGACTGCTTTCCCCTTGAATGATTGAAGTGCCATATTTTTATGAGTTAGTAGTTGCCGTGAACACTCCTATTAGGGAGTGGCAGTCGTTGGAATTTCCGGGAAGCCGATGGCCTCGATTTGGACTTTCTCCACATCCTCGTTACTCTTAACGAGGGAGGTTTTGGTGACATACCCAGTTACCCCACCGGCGGTGAAATTAGTTCCAAGAGCAGGAAGGGCCCCGGTGCCGTTCACCTTTGTGGCGGTGATTTTATGCTCCTCAGCCCCATAGACGATGTCATCGAGGATACCCGTGCCACCGACGATCTCGATCTGGGTGGCGTAGGATTTTTCAACCGAAACCTGAAGAAGGTCTGTGGCTCCGGTTCCAAAAATAAAACCGGTCATGTTGATTGATTTGTTTGCGATGCTCATGATACCCCCTTGGCGGAATGTCAACTAGGCGGCGGCTCCCACCTTGAACTCCAGGATCTCGGCCCTCTGAAAATCGCGCACCTCGCTTGTGAGATTGGCTGGTGAATGACCGAAAATCTCAAGCCCGTTGGCATCATATTCCTTGAGGGGCGAATCCTCTCCGGTGGCCCAGAGATAGACCGCGTCCGTCGTCTCCCTCATGGAGTCGATTGGTTCGGCCGCAGGGGCCACGATGCGGAATTCCAAGGTCACCAGATGAGCATCCCCCCGATGCTCGGCTTCCGTGGCCACGACCGAGACATAGCGATCCGGCCGGACCCCGTCGCCGGACCCCGGCAGGGCTGGGCAGGTAATGACCTTGCTGGAGGAGAGGGCGGAGGCCACTTCGACTTCGATCAGGGAGCGGACATTCATTAGAATTGGGCGCGTGGAGCGGTTCCGGATGTGGAGCCGCAGGTGAGTGTGGTGGTGAAGCCGTTGTTGCGGACCCCCGTGACGCGGTAGTTCTGCGGAGGGGTGGTGGGGATGGTGACCAGCATGCCGACGCGAGGCCCCGACCAGTTCTGGGCGGCGGCCATGTCGCTAGAGAGGACTTCGATCTTGGCCCCCTCTGCCCTGGAGAACCCGCCCGTGCCATCGCTTTCGGTGGTGTATCCGCTCAGGGGGGAAATGATGGCGCGGACGGAACGCCCTTCCAGAAGGACAAGGGAGGCCATTTCGTCAAAGGCGGCGGCATCCCCCTGGGAGAATGAGTCATCGAAGTTCATACTCCATGGGAGGAGGTCAACTTTTCCTCCACGCTGGCATGGAGTTGGGCAAGCGACTGATCGTTATGGATGACATGATCGACGGGGAACGACTGATCCTCGCTGGAATGCTCCCCCCGTTCGACCCCGGGCCGCAGGATCCTCCAGAGCGTGAATCCCCGGGCCCGAAGCTCACGCGCCTCGCAGAAGAAACGCACATCATCAATGACCACGGAATTCCCCTTGGCGATCTCGGCTTCCACGCGCCCCATGAGGATGCGCCGCCAGAAGTCGGCAGCCATGATGTTGCGACCCCACTCTGTACCGAGGGTTTGCAGGGCGAAGCGCGGGGAATGACCGGAAAGGACGGGGGAAGGCGTTTCCTTCAGCTTCCCGTCGATCATTTCCAGCGCGGTGATGGGACCGATCCCGCTTTCCACCAGGAGGGTCATGAGCATCCGCTTCATGGGAGCGGCGTAGCGCAGCCGCACGAAATGATGGCGCTCGACCAGATGTCGAGCCGCCTCGCTTTTGCCGCTACCGGCATATCCGGCCAGCGCCACCAAACGAAAACTCCCCGACCCGGACTGGCCGGATCGGGGAGTTTGATGTGCCCTCACACAAGGTTTTAGGCCCACTGGGTTCCGATGAGGTATCCAGCGTTGGGGTTGATGATCTTGACGGTGCGGTTGGAGCGCACGCGGATCTTGTCGCCACGACGAGCCTCGTCGCGGTACTGATCGGTGGTGAAGAGACCACCCTCGCTGTCCGCGTCCCAGATGATGGTGCGGCCTGCGCCACCCGCCATGAAGTCGCCACCCTGGACGTCGCCGATCCAGATGTAGTCGTTGCCCCAGACAGGAGCCACGGCGGTCTTGCCCTTGATGGCGGTGTCGATGGACTTCTTGGCGATGACGATGTTCGGGATGCCGAAGGCGGCCGAGATCGTCTGGGTGGTGATGTTGGCACCGCCCTGCGTGGTGTTGAGGAAGCCGTAGAGGTAGGTCTGAAGCAGCTTGCTCCTCTTGAGGCGGTTGAAGACCTGGAGGGACAGGATCATCGTGTTCGGGGACTCTCCGATGAGTGTCATCTTCTCGAGCGTGGCGTTGATGTCCTGCGGGAGATCGATGGTGTTGAGGTTGGCCTCGGTGTAGGCCACCGTTCCGTTGGCATTGGCGAAGGTGGAGGGATCCATGATCGCGGAAGCGGCCTGGACCTCGTAATCCAACATCACCTTGTTCATGCAGAACTTGGCGGTCACCATCTGTGCGTCGAAGAAATCGCGCATCTGCTTGGAGACCTTGTCATCGACACGCTTCTCGTGACCATATTCCTCGGTCTGGTAGCTGTCCCACTCGAAGCTCTCGTCGCTTTCGTTGTAGGTGCCGGTCGAGTTGCGCTTCTGGCTCTCCTTCTTGAGGAGTTCGCCCTTGCCGATGCGGAACTTGGGATAGCGGCCCACCTCGCGCTCGCTGCCGTAGATTGGCAGGACGTTCTGCGCGATGTAGTGCTGATCCTGGTGGACAGCCTCCATGAGGAGGGTGCTGATGTCCTGACGTGGGACGGAATCGGTTGTATTGTACATGGTGTGTTATCCTCGGTTGAGTGTTAGAGCAGGATGGCGCGGATCTTGCCGCCGTTGTTGGAGTTTGCGGGAGCCGCCTCGAAAGCGAGGGCGACCGCCGCGCCGGTGGTTTTCTTGACGAAGGTTCCCCCAGCGGCCTGCTCCAGCTCGTCGCCGATGGCGATGGCGGTGGCATTGCCGACGGCCACATAGCGGAGGCCGATTTTGTTGAGGAAGACATCGACGGCCTTACCGGCGACCGCTCCGCGAAGGAGGGTTCCGATGACCCGATCGGTGGCGCCTGCCAGGTCGAACCCGGTGGCGGTGAGCTTGAGGGCGAGGTCTTCCTTGCCCGAGAGATCAGATGCAGCGTTTCCGCTGACGACGTTGTTGAAGTTCATGATGATTGGTGGGTTGTTGGATTAGAGATTGCGGATGTAATCGGCGTGGGCCTCGGGGTTCTCCTTGTGCGCGAAGCGGATGGCCTCGGCATCGGTCTTGCCCAGCTCGCGGTACTTCTTCACCAGGCTGGTGAACTCGTGGACTTTGCCGGGCGTGCCGGTGACGGCCTCGCCTTCGGCGGAGAAAGCCAGGGGACGGATGCCGGTCTTCAGGGCGTGGCGCATGGCCTCGTTCTGCGTGGAGAGGCGATCGTTGAGCTCCTTGAGGGAAGCATTCTCGCTGGAGAGTTCCTTGAGGTTCCCCTCGATGACTGAGAAATGATGCTCGATCTCGGCGTTCTCGCGGCTGGCATCCTCGCGCTCGAAGCGTGCGGAAAGCTCGCGGACGGACTTCTGGAGAGCGGAGAACTCGCCAGCGGCGGCTTCTGCTCCGACCCCTGCCTCACCCCCTTCGGAGGATCCGGCCTCGGACTCTTCGTTGGCCTCGGAACCTTCCTCGTCACCGGCGGTGTATTCGGCCTGGAGTGCCGCGATACCGGCGGCATCCTCCTCGGAGAGATGTCCCTCGGCGACGAGTTGGCTGACCTGTTCGGGAGTCAGAGTCAGTAGATCCTCGATGGTGAGGTCATCGTTCTCGCTCTCCTGCTGGTGCAGTTGCGCGTTGAGAGCATCCTGCTTGTCGAGGCGCTCGTTGATGGTGGAGATGGCGGCCATCACATCGGCAAGCGATGGGGCGGCACCTTCAGGCTGGGTTGTGTTCTGGTTGCTCATAAGCGTTTCCTTCATGGTTGCGTTGTCAACTTTGGCCTCGAAAAGGCCGGTCGGGTTGGCCGCTGGAGTTGCCACGACATCGATGGAAATGAGCTCATGGCATCGGGCCGCCATCTTGCCACCGGAGAGCTTTTCATCATCGCCCATGAACGCGGCGGAGAGGCCCACGTTCTTGGGCATGCGGGCGGCCATTTCCATGGCCTGCTCGTATTGGGAATGGCTTTTGAGCAGGTGCCAGTCACCCAGGAGCTTCTCCCCCTCGATCCGGAAGTTGTCGATATAACCGGCGACTGCATCGGCACCGGAGCGGTGGTTCCATTTGACGGGTACCGTGCCCATCTTCTGGCCGCATTCCAGGAGTTGGCGGAGCGTCTTCATGTCCACCTCGAGGTTGTGGCCACGGGCGGTGACGCCGCTGGTGATGACGGAGACCCCGTGAATGACCCCATTGACGGGATCGACGCGGCCGGAGAGTTCAAGGTGCTGACTGGAGAATTCCTTCATGCCTCATGGCATTCCCGTCAACGGAAGAGAAATGGCCCGGGGAGGCCTACTTGATCCGATGCGCCGGTATTCCCTGCGCAAACAGTCCTCGGCTCCACGGGCGTTTTTTCAGTGTTTCATAGACTTTTTGCTTTGAAGCTCCCTGATGTTGGCTCGGATCTTGCGCGTCGAGCCAGTTCCTTGAGGCGTTCCTTGAACGACATCATCGTGGAGGAGCCTGGCGTGTCGTTGGGGACAGTCTGCTCGACCCCCTTGATCCTTCGCACGGCGGCTAGGATGGTGGCGCGGCGGCGGTTCTCCTGCTCGATCACGGCTGGGTTGTAGGCCGCTTGAAAGGCCCCCGTGGAGGGACCTCCTTGCGGAGTCTCATACTGACCCATCGAATTCCTTGGGCGATTGTCTGGCATGGCTTAGCGGAGCTTGGCTAGGGAGGCCAGCAGGCCGCGCACCTTGGATCCGAATCCACCGCGTGGGATGTTCTTGCCCAGGGCGGAAGCCCCCGAGGAGATACCACCCTTGGCGGCCGAAAGAGCATCACCGGCGGCGGCCTTGTAGGCTTGCTTTGCACCAACACCATCCTGCCCATAGCGGTTCATGATGGCCTTATGGCCGGCGGCGGCACCGAGACCGGACGCACCGAGACCAGCGGCCCCAGCAGCAATTCCTACGGGATTGAGGCTCCTGTCCATCCCCTCGAACTGGCCCCCCTCGTTATATTTGGGCTTGTTGGTCGTGAAGAGACCGAACTCACACTTGCGGGAAAGTTCCTTGAGTCGAAGGGAAGCGGAAAGCGAAGTCCTCATCCATTCGGGACTATTGGAATCCTTGAGTGCGCTCTTCCTGAAATGCCTGTAATCACGAATCTCGCCAGCCGCCCAACTCCTAGTGGCCTTGCCTGCCGCTACGGCCTCCTGCTGCGTGTGAGGTGTTTCCCAGAACTTATTAAGAGCCTTACGCACCCCTTGATAGTTACCGCGAAGAGCAGGGACCGCTGTTCCTTCAGCGCCCTGCAAGGCAAGAGGAGCATCGCCAAGACCCTTCAGAATGTGGCGCATAGCCGGGATCGCACGATCCCCCCGTGCAAACTCGTTGGCTCGACTGGAAAGTTCTTTGAGGCGGGTCATGTGGTTCATACCCACCTCCCCCCAGCGTCAACTCCTGCGCAAAATCCGCAGAGGGATTTTTTCAACCGATTGAGCTCAAGTCAGTCACACATGGCCATCCTAGCCACACCTGAAGTGTCTGGCCTCGGTTTTCCTGCGCTTATGTCTTGCCGGTTGGCCTGCGGGAGCAACCCACGTGCCTCAACATCTTTTCGAATCAGTAATTCTATGTAGTTGGAGAGCGAGCGGTGTTCCTTGGCGGCAGACTCGACCGCTAGATCCTTCAAGCGGGGGTCCAAGCGGAACCCGATGAGTATCTTTGCGACTCGCTTCTTCACAGGGAATCTAGGGTTTGCCTTTTATTTCGGCACTAGCGTACTAAAATGACCTTCAATTCACAGGCACATCCAGCACTCGGGCAGAGTTGAGGTGTTCAATGAGGGAGGTCATGATCTCATCCGGGATGACATCCGAGTCGACCTCAATCTCGAGTTCCTCACTGGCTGTCTCAACCTCATCAAGCGTGGCCTCCAGCTCGATCGTGCCCGAGTCGTTCTGCAAAATTATCGCATCGACGCCCGGGCCATTGCTGCGCATTTCGTCCGCATCTGGAAGTTCTGAAAATGCTTTTGTGGTGAAGGTCCGCATACTTTAATATATGGTGATTTCTCAATTAAGGCAATCCATCAACTAGATGATAAGATTAACGGGTTCCGAGCTTAGTTTATTGGTAACTGCATCGGGGTGTTTGAGATAGCGACTATCGCTCCGCATGGAGTTGAGTCCGTAGGCTGAAATTAGGCTGATTGGGACATTCTTGTCATCGTAGATTCTGCGAGCCCTGCATTCTGCCCCGGGTGAGATAAGATGTGAAATGTAAGCGACAAAAGAGAGCTCTAGGTTCGAGGCTGAACCATAGAGCTCCCTCGCAAAATCGATATAGGTTGTCAGAGCCTTAGCGACATCAGCGTGGGGAAGGTCATATTTTTTCATCGACTTGGTATCGATAATGCCGCACTTGTTCCTGCCTGTCTCGACCACGAAGACATCCATGTAACCCCCAATTCCTGCCCTTTTTTTCCTGCCAGTCCATTCGGTGGTAAACCCAAACTCCCGATTAAACAAGTGGACAACAGTCTTTTCAAAATCCTCAGCTGTTTTTAGTCCACCCTTGGACAGTTCAATCAAGCTAGATCCAATGTAGGATTTAGGATCATTGAGGATGGGCTCAATTGCCTCGATAACTACGCGTTTAGGAGCATTAAATTCCTTTATCATGTCCTTCATGAATTGATCTACCTCAATTTGAGATGCTGGGAGCATAACGGTTGAGGTGAATCGTTGAAGGATGACTGCAGATTTGGTCAGCATCTCAGGATTGGCACTTGGCATGAAAGTGCGTCTCGTATCCTTTACTGCTCCGATTCTTGTCCCGTACTGCAGAGTTGCTTTGAGTGGTGGGAGGTTCTGAAAGTCTACGAAGGGAGGAATCGCCATTTTAGCAATAAGCATACTCATACCCGTTGCTGGAAAAAACCGCTTCTCATCTCCAATGTATCGGATTTCAATTAAGCCCGTTCCCTCGAGTGCACACTTGAAGGTGTTGGAGATATCAAGGATGTCGGCCACCCTCTTCTGGTATGAGTTCTTTTTTGTTCTGGATGTCCAGATTGGTTCCTTTGAGGTAATAACTGATTGAAGGCCGTATTTTCGGCCTTTGAGAATCAACTGCTTGCAGAGCTGATAGGAAGCATGAGAACGCCCCCAGACTACTGGGATAGCTATGTCATTGTTTGAGAGGCCATTTAGGTCAGGATCTGCAGCAAGTTGAAGTAGGAAGATAAAGGGACGGATTTTAATAGACGGGTCCAAGTTGACCCCTCTCTCAAGGGAGTATGGAGATGGGAACTGGAACCGAAGCATCTGATATTGGAGCGTCTCTGCGGCATTCTCCAAGTCGGCCAAATCCTCCCCGGCCTGAGTCAACTTAAGGGATCCATCTTGATCCTTGTATATGAGACCAAGAGATCGCATTTGCGCCTCATACGTTCTGGATCCACCACTTCCAGCATCTCGGAGTTCACCACCCTTCTTGATGCCATAGCTATCGAGCAACTTGGCAAACAGGTCTTGGTTACCCTGATCTCCTACCCAGCTAGACCCCAGCTGTGACGCACCGATAAGGGCACGAAGAATAAGGCCAGTGTTTAGCGGGTTAATCTTTCGGATGTTCCGAGGAAACATCCAGATCTGGCGAAACTTTCTAGTAGAGGGATGGAGGGATCGAGTCATAAGGCTCGGCGGTTAGGGTTTTGGCGATTGCCTCAAAGATGACGCTGGCACCCTCGGGAGGAACTGCCATTCCGATCTGGCGGCGGATGGACTCCTTGGAACCCTCAAAGACAAAGTGATCGGGGAATGTTTGCAGTCGAGCCCTCTCCCGATTGGTTAGTGCCCGGTTCTCCTTCCAGTGGTAAACATGCGTTCCTCCACCTCCCGATCCGGTGACGGTGTATGCTGGCTTCCTTGGATCCAGCCTCTTGTAGATCTGGCTGATCATAGCACCCCCGACATTAATTTTCAGATATTCAGGGAGATCTGCCGTCCATGCATTTTCACCTGGGCGAATGTGTTTGAGTCGCTCAACAACACGAGGGTGTTGTTTGGTTAGGTCGTTATTGGGAGCCGTTTTTGGAATAGGCGGATGTAGAATCGCTTCTGAGCAACTTACGAAGTTTCCGATATGCGTGGGCGCTGGGGGTAGGAATTCCAAGCCAAGGTCTTTCCGGATGCCTACCATGATTACACGATGACGTGACTGGGGTACCCCGTACTCCTCGAATTTGTACAGATGCGAAGTGATCTGGTACCCCTTTCCAGCATTCGTGAGATCTTCATAGATTTTGGAAAAGGTTTTTCCCTCATTGGCACTGCGAATACCACCGACATTCTCAGCGATGAAAAACAAAGGGGAGAACTTCTCCAGAATTGGGATTCCGTAGGAGTAGAGAGGGCCGAAGTGCCCCTTGATCCCCTTGTGTTGACCAACAAGGCTGAAGTCATTGCATGGGAATCCATAGGCAAACCCATCGATTGGAGAAATCTTGAAAAGTGTATCAACCTCAAGCTGAGTAACATCTGCACAGAGGACCGACTTGTCGGATGCACCAGTAACGTTTCGCTTGAAAGTGCGGGTCGTCTCCTCGTGGTAATCAACGGCCCACGCATGGCTGAACTTCAAGCCGATGCTAGGATTCAAGCGGGCGTTTGCAATCTCAGCACCGATGGCAATACCTCCGGGACCGCAGAAAAGTTCTCCAATCCTGATTTTTTTCATACGAAAGTTTTAGGGGATCAAAGAGACTCAAACCAGAATTTGATTTTCAGTGCCATCAGCGTCCTTCTCTGTTCCAAAAATTCATCGTACTCAGGAATGACTCCTTCAATAAGAGATTCAGGCAGAGAGCTCATCTTCAGATTCGCCCGAAGCTCGTTCAGATCTGTGATTCCCCCGTACTTCTTTTCGCCTCCGGTGCATTGTTCAATGAGTTCCCGGAAATAGACCTCTGGCGACTTGTCCCCGATGGCGATATTGATTTCGCTCTGTGCGAGAACGAAATTGGCAATCTGGTTGTAGCGCCCCTTGGACAATCCCTTCTTCTTGAGGTGATTCCTCGGGTAGAGATGGTGCACATCGCACCGATTCAGCAGCAATGCCTGAACGGTGATGTCTCGGGACAAGAAGCCCTTATCCCCGAGCTTCACCTGAGCGGCCTGATAGGCCAGGAAGTAGGGGCTTTGTCCAGAGGACGTGTCCATGTCTTGAGGAAGCATTCCTGTCCAGAAGCTATCGGGAAGCTCATTTTCAATAACCGCCTGGGTGTAGGAAGCGAGTCCTCTTGCCTCGATTTGGCGGATATCCACATCGAAGGCGGTCTCAGGACTGCCGCTGTAGCGGCCTCTCAAAATCGACATGACATACCAGCGCGTGACGATGCGCTCGAGGTCAGCTGGAGGGAGGTTTTCAGCCCGTCCCCTGAGATAGAGGATGTAGGCGAAGTTAACGGCATTCTGTCCTCCAAAGAGGGAGCTGGTAATGAAGCCTGCAGAGCGAAGAATCATCCTGAATCGGTCAAAGTGCGTCTCCTTCATGAACT